CGGCGAGCTTGGCTCGACCACGAATGGAGGAACCCGTTCGCACTGTGCGGTGGCGCGCCGATCGAGGAGACCGTAGGTCTACTCGGAAAGGCAGCAGCCGCCAATCAGTTCGAAGCCGCGCTCTCTGGCGATTACTCCGCTGCGACAGACAATCTTTTGAGTCCTTTATCAGAAATGATTTTGGACGAGATCGTGCGTAGTTGCAACATTCCCCCTGAGACACACTCAACGCTACTCAACACGCTAACTCGACACGTTCTTTCGTGGTCGGGTGGCGACAAGCCCGCACATCAAGTGCGCGGTCAGCTGATGGGATCCCCGATTTCGTTCATCGTTCTTTCGATTGCGAACGCGGTGATCACCGTCTCAAGCTACCGCAAATGGCTTGGCCGACGCGCGAGCTGGAAGTCGCTGCCGTTCCTAGTGAATGGTGATGACCTACTGGCCATGCATACCGAACTCATTCCCGGATTCGCGAAGATTTGGGAGAGGGAGGCACGCCTCGTCGGATTGGAGTCTTCGGTCGGAAAGACCTACGATTCTGATCGCTTTTGCGTGATCAACTCACAGCTATTTACACGTATTGGAACCTATGATTGGCGGTTCCAGCCGGTCGCACGTTTGAACCTGACGTACGGTATTACACGTGTAGTGACAGTGACGAAGCAGATGAAGGATTTCTACTGCGCGGATAATCGAACAACGAAGTTCGATGATCCGACACCGCTCGGCCAGCAGGCCCACGAACTTGTGGAGCTGCAGACGCCCGCGGTTGCGGAGTTTTTGATGGGAAAGTTCATTGAGCGACGCCGACCGGTCTTGGACCGGTTCCGGGGTCGTTCTTGGTTCCTACCCGTCGACGCTGGTGGGTTCGGTTTACCGAACCTCAGAGACAGCGTACCCTCACGGCTGGCGATTGTTGTCGCCGGGTTGCTTCAGAGAAGCGAAAAGTTGCGTAACCTTTACGCACACATTATCACACGCGAGCATGTCGGCGGTCAACCTGCTCCGGTTCGTCGAGCGACGACCGATGAAGCGGGACAACGGGGACGCATGTCAGAGGTGCCTTATTGGCACTTGAAAACAATGCGGACACCGAGCCTCGAGACAAATATGCGCGTGTGGGAACGTTTGTTCCTGGCGGCCCAGATTGCGATGAAGAACATCGGTCCGGAGCTGCTTACTCTACCCCCCCCAACTAACTACATCACTTACAGTTGTGACATGGTCCCACAACTGGCCCTGTTCTGATTGGTAATCAGACAGATGAACCAGCTACTAGGTTTCGTTGACTTCTTTCGTTGAAGCTACGCGCTGAGAATTCAAGTTTTAAATGGTGTGACGCGTTTACGCGTCTCCACTCACC